TGATGCGCGGAGTGGTCAGTTCTGTGGGCTTGGGATCGAAACAGTCCTTGCAGACGCGATTGCCCGTCCATTCCTTGCGAAACTTCCGCAGGCGGCGCCTGAAGCCGCAGCGCGGGCATTCGCCCCACGCGCCTCCGGCCATGTCAGCCTCCGAAGCGGGGGAGCTTCATCCCGCCCGGAGTAGGCATTGAGGGCAGGGTCGGCATCAGGCTACGCCAGTCGCCCGTGCGCTGCGGACCACCGCCGCCGGCAGGATTGAGGCCCACGCTGCCGGGAACGCCTGGAACCATGCCGACGCCCGGAATGGGCGCCCCGGTTCCGCCACCGCCGGGAGTGGCCACGGGGCCGCCCGGCATGGGAACCGGGGGCATCGGCATCGGATAGGGCGTCGGCGGAGTCGTGCCGACAGCAGGCGGCGCGCTCCCGCCAGAAGCCGACATGCCTCCGGACATGAAATCCCTCGGCGAGGGGTGCGAGTGCGCCCAGTCCCGCATCGCGGTGTGGAAAGCGTCGATCTGGGCACGCATGTCCTCGGGCTGTCCAGCAGTTGGGTCGAATGTCGGGCGATCGGGCCGAGCATCGTGCCAGGCCTGCATCGCCTGCATGAACGCGTTAATGTCGAGGGGCATGTGACCGCCGCCGCGCATCTGCGGCGGGACGACGCCAGTGTTGCCATTGGGGGCTGGCGCGAGCGGCGCGAGTGCGTTGTTTGCGGCAAGCGGGATCGCGGTCGTCGTGATGTCGGTGGGAACGGCGCCCGGGTCAGGAACCGGCGCAAAAGGATCATATGCCATTCGAGGGCTCTCCAGTGCGTGGGAGTGGCCGGCCCTCGGTCGGCGTGGCTACGGTGGAGATTACAGGGGGCGCCTAAGGGGCGCAAAATAATGTGGCCCCGCCATCCCGAAGGACAGCGAGGCCACTACGCGAGCTTACGCTCCAGCGGACCCGTAGATGGCGCGCCAGTCGCCCCAGCCGCAGCTGTAGCGTTCCGTCGCCTTGTACTTCAGGTTCTCGGTGTCGAAGTCGCTGTCGTCCTCCAGCCCGAGCGCGCGGCGCTGATACGAGATCAGGCCGTTGGGCGCGTTGGTCTGGATGAACCACGCATCGGTGTCCGTGAGGTAGTTGTTGGCGGTGATCTCGGGGATCACGCCAAGCACCCGCAGGGCGTTGATGTCGTTGTTCGGCGTACCCTGCCGAAGTTCCGACTTCAGGATGCGTTGCGCGTTGAACACGTCGTTGACGCTGATGATGAGCCGCACCGGCATGATCTTGATCGGAAGGCCGGCGCTGTTCTTGGCGTTGGTGACGTTAATCACCGCGTCCTCAAGTGCGGCTTCCGACAAGTCGGCAGCGGTCAGGAGGTTCGACTGCGTTCCGTTCACGGTCGGGTGGGCCGAGGAGCAGAGGCACACCCCGTCGCCGCCCGTGTAGGACGAGTTGAACGCGCGGTTCGGCACGTTGGCGTGAACCATCTCCTTTGTCACGAGCATGGAGAACGGAAGCGCCTGAGCGTTGGACTCGGCGACCTCCTGGTATAGATTGTCCTCCTGCGCCTCACGGGTCAGGATGAAGCCCAGCCCGTAGGTGACGTGTGTGAACGGCGTCTTGGGGCCCTGCCCGAAGCCGTCGTAGGAGATTGACTGCCCCTCCGACTTCACCGCAGCAAGGCCGAGGCCAGTGACCTCGACGACGTTTTCCTGAGCCTTCGATGACTTGCGGACATCGAAGATGCGCGTGTACTGCTTGTCGAGCTTGTCGTAGGTGTGCCCGAAGATCGCCTGAATGCCCGGCAGCAGAAGGTCCGGGCGGCTTGCTCTGTTGGTAACTGACATTGCTCAGCCCTTCCCTTTAGACGCCAGTGGTCAGGTTGCCGTCGGTGCCCGCGTTGATTTTCACGAGAACCTTGGCGTTGGCGCCGATCGCATTGTCCGGCCGCTGGACAAATCCGAGGATCTTCAGCGGCAGGGTGCTGGTCGTCGCCTTGGTCGAAGTGTCGAGCATGACGCCCGACTGATGCGTGTAGGCGTTGCCCGCAGCGACGATGATGTCGGCGTTGAGGCCCACGTCCGCCGCAGCAAGAGCGCCACCAACGGCGTCTTCCTGGACTTCGTAGACCATCGCTGGATCGGTGCAGACGAGCACGTAGCTGTTCACCGATGCCGCCCGGCTTGAGGTCGGATACTTGGAAGCATCCATCGTGCCGACAACGACGCCGGAGATGGAGCCCGACGCAGCTGCGCGGGTGACCGTCGCAACGCCGTCCGCATCAGCGGAGCCAGCCTTGACAACGGGATCGCCGATGAACAGCGCGGTCGAGTCCGTGGCGGGGACGTTGAAAATCTCGCAGCCCCCGGTCATCGCGCCCGAGCCGTGCATCTTGACGGGCTTCAGCCCGAAAGGAGTGTTTGCATTGGCCATAGGTCAAAATCCCTTTGGTGGACCGCCTACAGCCGTAGGCGGCTATTCGATTACCTGGTTGGCCCTGCCGATCTTGGTGGCTTCATCGACGTACACAGGTGCGCCCATCTGCCCTTGAATCTGCTGGCCCTCACCGCCGGCCTGTCCGGGGAGTTTCCCCTTGACCATTCCGGCTTCGACTTCCCTGCGGCGCGCGTCGGCTTTCCTGCGATCTTCCTCGATGAAGTCGTTGCGCTTGGAGAAGAGGCGGGCGTAGACGGGCTTGCCGTCCACATCCGTGTCCACCTTCACAGGCTCGACACCATCGACGGGATCGTAATCGTCGCGGTTGGTGAGATCGGCCACGCGGCTTCCACGGTCGTTCACCCAGCGGGGAGTGCGGCCCTCTGCCGCAAGCTTCGCCCGGACTTCATCCGGGATTGCGAGCTTCAGCCTGGGAAGCTCGTTGAGATCGTCTCGCCTACGACGCTCCGTCGCAACTTGCGCGGCCCTGTCGGCCCGATTGGTGGACATATTTATGCCTTTCGCTGGGCTTGTTCAAAATAATGTTTGGCGAAGGTGTCTTCGTTCGGAATGAGGCCGCGCTCGACTAGATCCTTCGCCATGTCGCGCGCTTCCTTGGGAAGGTCGCCCGCCGTCTTCGTCCGCGACGACACCCCGCCAGCATTGCGCGTGATGTTGCCATTGACCTGCGGCGCAGGCTTGTCGTCGAACAGGAACGGGTAGCGAGCCCGCATGTGGGTCTCGGTGTAATGAAGCTGCTCAGCTGGCGTCGAGTTGGGATTGCTCTTCGCATATTCGTTGCAGACCCTGAGCGCATCCTGCTGGGCGACGGGATCGTTCCACAGGCGCTGGTGCTTGGCGACCCATGCCTCGGTTTCCCGAGCTGGGGCCTGCGGGCGGGCGGGAGTCGCTGCGGATGCGGCCCGCGCCTGAATGTCGCGGATCGAATCCAGCGCGATCGCGGCTCCGTCTGGATCGCCGCGTTCCACCGCCGCCTGGTAGCGCTTGGTGAACTCGGCATGTTGGGCAGCGAGCCGGTCCATCATGATCGCGCCCGAGGTGCGGGTGAGCACGTCGATACTCGACCGGACTTCTTTCAGTTCGCGGGCGGTGCGCTCCTGGATGTCCTTGCCGGCGCGCAGGAACTCATGCGCCGGTTTCCACTTCTCCGCTGGCCCTTTGAACTTGTCTTGGGGCATCCAGCCCTGTTCGCTGGCCAGCTCTTCGACGGAAGGCGTTTCCGCGACCGGGTTGGCCGCCGCGTCCGCCTCGGCGAACTGGTCGGCGACCTCCTGGCCGGTGGTCTGCTCTTCTGCTGCGGGTTCAGCCGCCTGTTGCTCTTGGGACATGGCTTACTCCTTAAGCCGCTACTGCCTTGATGACGGCAAAGTTGAACACCAGCGCTTCAGAAAGGGTGCCGGCTGTGCGGTTCTCAATCGTGATCGTGAAGCTCCCGCTTCCCACGGTGGTCACGATGTAGCGATATGAGTTTGTCGCGGCGGGACCGCTGGCAAGATTGAGGACGATTACGTCGGTCGCCGCCACCTGCGAGTTATTGACCGTGAAGGCCTGCAGCGATCCGGTGGTCAGCGCTGAGTTGTTGGTCGTGATCGTCCCGGATAGAGCGTTGATGGTGACGGCTGTCGCCTTGCTCGTCTGCTGCGTTATGGCGGCTCCGGCCCCGGCCGAATAGCCGAGTGCGGTCGCGGCCAGCCGGGCCAGTGAATTAAGCCGCATGACTATATCTCCGTCGCGCTGAATTTCTGGCCAGTCGTCGCGCCGATGATTGAGACTGCCTGGTTCGTATCGACATAGGCTGTCTGGTCGGGTGCGATCTTATACGAACCCGCCGTATTGGCTGCGGCCGTTCCGCCGGTCTCGTTCACCCACAAATCACCCGTCGAGATGTTCTGGATGGGGAGAGCTCGGCGCGATGTGTTCGCCGCTGCCAATTGCTGCGCGGTCCCGCCAGTCGTGATGGAGCCGGACTTGTCGGTGCCTGTACCTAGGGCCGAGGTCGGGTTTCCCGAACTGTCGACACCCATGACTGCGGGCACGAATGCCGTCCCGGTGCCGGACGCGATGGCCTTGCCAAGCTTCGCGTCACCATCTGCGTATTTGTCGAGCGACATTATTCCCCTCCTTCAATCACGGCCACGATGCTTTTGTCGGGCACGATGCGGTATGATTTCTCGACGCCATCCACCTTCTTCTTGCGAAGGATGCCGTCGTAGCGCTTGACCATGACGCGGTTGCCGATCTCCGGCTTTTCCGCGTCCTCCGGCCAGTCGGCGTAAGTGAAGGCCACTGGCGACTTGGCGACCAGCACACCTTCCTCGGTCGCCAGCTCCTCGCGCTCTTTCACGCTGTCGAGAATGATGATCCCGCCCGCAGTCACGGTCTCCGGCGGATCGAGCTCCACCACGACGTAGAACTCGGTTGGCTTGTACGGGCAGGTCACAGGTCGCCCTCATGCAGCTTGATGCTGTCCGCGATGCGCTTGGCGGCGGCCATCAGCAGTGCTTGGAAATGGCAGGCGGCATACCCGCACGCCGCGCCGATGATGAACGCGATCATTCCACTTTCTCCGCAATGCGATCGTCGATGCTGCACAGGTCCTCGTAAGACATGTCCGAGAGCGCCACGTAGGCGTCGGCGCGGGTGCGTAGCTGCGCGAGCTTGAGCGGATCGGCTTCGCCGCGTACCCACGAAGCCGCTACCCACGCATCGAGCTGGCTGTCGGCTGCCTTCTCCAATTCACCCATCACCCACGCGGTCACGGGATCTTCGCGCCACGCGGCGAACTCTTCAGCCGAAACGGGTTTCTTCTTCCTACCCACGGAACGCTCCGTTGATGATCTTGGCCTTGGCGAGATCGAGCATCCCTAAAGCCTCGGAGATGCTTGGGCTGGGCCCGAACGACAGGAACTCGATGAAGCCGTGGACATCGAGGATGACGATCGCCGAATCCGCTTCGACCTCGCCGTTGTCGATCAGGTCGGCAAAGGCCCGCGCACATGCGGCGATGTCGCTGCCCGGATCGATGGGGATGGTGCGCTCCCCGTTCACCGCTGCAAGGTGCAGGCTCACAGGTTCGCCGCCTTCATGCCGTCTGACATGACCTCGTGTTCGAGGTTGTACTTCACATGCTGGCCGTGGAGCGCGACCAGGACCGCCTCGGCGTTGGCTCGGTCGGCTGTTGCCTGATCCTTGTTGGTCGCAGCCACGATCTTGTTGAGCTGCGCGATCTCCATCGGGTTCGGCTTCTTGTTGGCCGGGATGATCTTGTCGATGTCCTCGATGTCGCCCGCCTCAAGCGACCGCCTAAGCACCTCAGAAACGTCGCCCCCGGCACTTGCGATCATGCCGATCAGGCTCTGGAGATACTGAGCCTTCGCCATCTTCTGCATCCGGGTGACGGCAGAAGGGTCAGAGACCGGGCGGATGTCGATGTCGTCGGCCTGGAAGTCAGCCGCGAAATTGGCGTCCGGATCATCGAGGACCATCGCATAGTCTTGCGCCGTCTTGTCGGTGCCGTAGCGCCCTGTCTTCTCGAACAGCAGCTCGTATTCTTCCTTGGCCGAGCGGAAGAAGCGCTTGGCCGTGGCGTTGAACACCTGAAGGCCCTGCTCGATCTGTGCGAGGACAGTCCCCACGGGCGCGGTGGGGGCAGCCTGACCCGTGAGGATGTCCTTGATGCCCGCGATCTCACGAGCAAAGCCCATGATGAAATCGAGCACCTGGAATGTGACCGGCGAGACCGTCGGGACAGTGCGCTCGTAGATCGCCTTGCGAATGTCGTCGGCGCCGGCCTCGACCGTCTTATATTCTCCGGGACCGAACCTGACGACCTGCCGCCCGCCGCGCCCCTGCAGCCTCAGGCCCGAGGCAATGAAGCCGCCGCCGGCGTTCGCGGCAGAGCCGGCGTCGATCAGCTGGTTCAGCAGCGTGTTGGCGCCCGAGCCGATGTGCTTGAGCAGATGGCCTAGCCCGATGTCGTAGAACTTGCCCTGGGGATGGGGGAAGAAGCCGTATTTCACATAGAACTTCCCGGCGTTGATCTTCACCGCCTTGGTCTGGAACTCGTCCCATTCGATGTCGCGGACGGAGAAGTTGGACTCCACCCGGAGGACCTGGCGGCTCTCCTTGTCCACGGTGACGATGTACGGCTCGTCGTAGCCGTCTTCATCGAGGTCGATGAGGCGGTGCTGCTCCAGCAGCATTCGCGACTTGTCCTCGACATCCTCAGAAATGCCGAGCTCGCAATAGAGGTACTGGCCCTCGCGCTGCTTGCAGTAAATCTCGAACGGGTAGACCTCGGGCATCTCCTCGGTGATCCGGGGAGCCGAATTGAGCGAACGGATGTTCTCGTTGACCACGAGCCGGGTGGCGGGAACGAACGCCGAGCAGGCGCCCTTGTCGCTCCACCACACCTTGCGGAAGCCGCAGCCGACGATCGGCAGCTGCGTCATCAGGGCATCGGTGTCGGCTTCCCACGCATCCATGCGGTAGAAGATGGTCGTATTGAGATATTCGCTGATCCTGCGCGCCCGCTTGGCCTTGGCCTGCGGCGGGATGGCGAAGGCAATCTGCGGCTGCGGCGGTTGCACCCCTTGGGCTTGGGCCTCTTGCGCGGCCTGCATGAACTGCGTCGCGGTCACCTGCTGGCCATTGACGACAAGCAATGGCTGTCCGTCCGGGCCCATCTGCGGGACGCCGTTGTCCTGCCCGATGACCTTGCACAGGATTGCCTCGTCGCCCTTCACCGCTGCCGGGTACATGCGGGCGTTCCACTGAAGCGCGGCGATGGTCAGCAGCGGGATGTTGATGTTCGACGCATTCTTCCACGGCGTCGTCTTGGTTTCGCTAGGCTTGTCCTGCGACGCGGCGGCGAGCATCTCGGTCGCCACGTCCTCCCAGTCCTTGCGGCTCTGCTTGTCCTTCTCGTAATCCTCCACGACCTTCTGACCGAGATTGGTCAGATCCTCCTCGTTCATCGCCTCGGCGAGGTTGTCGGTCGAGCTGGCGAGCTTCAGCAGCTTCTCTTGAGGAGAAGGCTCAACCGCCTCGGTCACGGCGGCAAGGGCGGCCTGTGCAGCGGCGTCAGCGTCGAAGGGCGGTGCGCTGGCCACCGTCAGATGTGTCCTTCAATGCCTTCGAGGATCGCGCCCAACTCGCCCAGCTGGTCTTGCAGGCGCTGGAGCGAGAATGCGTAGGATAGCTGAGGCGGAGGGGGCGTGGGCGCGGTGTTGGCTCTCGGCAGTTCCGCTGGCGGCGGACAGATGCGATCCAGAATCTCGCGGGCGCGACCAGTTAGACAAACAGCTTGGCCAAGGGCGGCGTCGATGCCGTGGAATGTGCGATGCCGGGTGGCCCCGTTCTGGCTCTGGATACTGCCAAGGACGGCCGATTGCGCCGTACTGCGTACGTAGTCGCTGTCCATCATCTGTCTCCCGGTGAAACCGCCATGCTGCGGGTGAATGGGTTCGCTCGTGTTGCTCATTTCAATACCCCGTGATGTCGCTGCGCCCGACAGCCTCAGGCTCGTCGTCCTCGGTTTCGGACAGCGGCATCGGGAAGCGGACAGGAAGGTCGGGTTCGAGGAACCGGCTCAAGGCATCGAGCATGTCGTCGTGCGCCGAAACCGGGAACGCCTTGTATTCCTCCTCGACGAACGCCTTGGTCAGGTCGATCTCGCGTCCCTCGTAATCGGTCTTGCGGAGTGCCGGCTGAAGGAGGATGCGGCCCTGCTCGAACCACGGCACGAGCCTGCGTATCCTGTCCGGCTTGGCCAGCCTTCCACCAACCGGAGTGATGTCGAAGCGGTAATTCTCCGTCTCCATCAGCTCGCGGAAATATTCGATGTCGGCTTGGAGCCCGTATTCCTCCCACGCCACGGCAATGACCGAAGCTCTTGCCGACCAGTAGCGGTGCAGCTTCATCAGCCGCTGGCCGCGCTCTGTGAGGCTCAGCCGGTCGCGAACCATGTCGTGGACGTAGGCCTTGCGGTCAGGGCCGAGGCCGAGCACCCAAATGCTGGTGTAATCGCTGTCCGGCTTCTTCTTCGAGGCCGGATCGCCCAAGATGACGAGGTTGTGACCGACTGGGGAAGCGGTGGCGTATTTCAGCCACTCCTCCTTGAAGCCCTGCTTGTCGTCGGCGGTCGGGTCCTGGAGCATCTGGCAACCGAACACATAGGGGCCCATGTCCCGGCGCTTGTCCTCAAGCTCCTTGCGGGTGAGGAATACCGGCTCGCCATCAACCTTGCCGTCAGCAGTCGCGGCATAGATGCGTGGGTGAACTGTGCCGCGCTCCATCAGCGTGCGGTAGGTGTCGTTGTAGTGATAGCGGGTGCCGATGAAGCGCCTGCGCCCACCCTTCGCCCCGAGGTTGTAGGATAGAGCTAAGGCATCGGTCGTCTTGGCCATCATGTCCGGGCTGGAGACGGATTCGCGCGTTACAACGTCATCGTAAACCAGCACCGAATAGTGCTTGGACGTTGGCTGACCGTCCACCACACCCCACGCCTCAACCGTCGCCTCTTTCGGGTTCGACTTGCGCCGGACGACGATGCCCTCGTCCTCAGACCACTTCGGGCTTTCCTTCGCCGGATTGGCCCAGAGGATGTCAGGGAACCAGCGCTTCAGCCGCTCATTGCGCTCGAACTCCTGCTTGATCTGCCGGAGAAACGCCTTGGCGATCGGACGGGTGTGCGAGAATATCCCAATCGTGACTTCGGGATCGCGCAGGATGTCCTGGATCGTCAGCGCGAAGGTGATGACCGTCGATTTGTAATGCTCTCGGGCCCACAGGTCCAAGTGGC